GACCTATAACCTAAATACAACGACACCACCGGAGCACCCACATGGCAATCCCTACTAACCGAGATGAGTTCAAAGAGTTCTGCCTTCGCCGCCTAGGCAAGCCAGTCATCGAGATCAACGTTGATCCAGATCAGGTCGACGATCGCTTGGACTACTCGCTCAAGTATTACTACGACTATCACTTCGACGGCTCGGAGTGCGTCTACTACAAGCATCAGCTGACTCAAACTGACATCGACAACAAGTACATCACGCTGCCTGACAACATCATGGGCGCGGTTCGTATCTTCGACATCAGTTCCTCGCTGACGCAGGGCGGCATCTTCAATCTGCAGTATCAGATTGCCCTGAACGACCTATACACACTGACAAGTCAGTCGCTGCTTCCATACTACATGGCGATGCAGTATGTCTCCCTGCTCCAGGAGATTCTGGTCGGTAAGCAGCCAATTCGTTACAACCGTCACACCAACAAGCTGTACGTGGACATGAACTGGGACAAGGTTGTCGCTGGTCAGTTCCTCGTCGTCGAAGCCTATCAGGTCGTTGATCCGGAAGTCTATACTGACGTCTGGAATGACCGCTGGCTTCAGCGCTACGTGACGGCTCAAATAAAGCAGCAGTGGGGATCGAACCTTACCAAGTTCACAGGTATGCAGCTCCCAGGCGGCGTCCAGTTCAACGGTGAGAAGATTCTCGACGAAGCTACTCAAGAAATCAAGGACCTGGAGCAGGAGATGATCTTCAGCTACAGCCTCCCAGCATCGGACATGATCGGCTGACACATACGTTTCTCATGAGAACTGAATAGGAGATTCTCATGAGCGAGAAATATGGGTTTATATACGTCTGGCGTGACAAGAAGCGCGACATGTATTATATCGTAAGGTGCGAGTTTGGTTTTGAAGAATATCGTCAGAGAATGACCATGTCAATTGCAGAAAGCTGGAAATATAGAGACAAGGCTGCGATTGGCAACAAAATTAAAGAGTCACTGGCGGCTTTAAAAAAAAAGAGCATCGTTCTAAGACTATGTCATCGTTGAATTGGTACAATGATGGATCAATGAATAAGAGGCTACCTTCCCATCCGGAGAAGGTTGGAACACCGGCAGACTACAAATGGCAACCAATTTTTACTTCCGCAATGCCGACGCAACGAACGAACAGGTCCTCATAGAGGACCTGATTGTCGAAGCGATCAAAATCTACGGCTTTGATATGATCTACATCGAGCGTGAAGTGGTGAATCAGGACAAGGTAATCACCGATGACAAGTACAGCCGCTTCCGCAACACCTACGGCATCGAAGCGTACATCAAGAACGTCGAAGGCTTCGAAGGCGATGGCGACTTCCTGTCCAAGTTCGGTCTCGAGATTCGTGATCGTGTGACGCTGACGATCAGCCGGCGCAGCTTCAAGAGCGAAGTCACGGACGTCAAGCCAGACCTTGTTCGCCCGCGCGAAGGCGACCTCATCTACTTCCCGCTGAACCGCAAGTTCTTCGAGATCAAGTTCGTCGAGCACGAAGCCGTCTTCTATCAGATGGGTTCTCTTCAGACCTACGACATGAACTGCGAACTGTTCGAGTACAGCGGCGAAGACTTCCAGACTGGCAACCCAGTTATCGACATTCCGTTCAGCACGCTCAACAAGGCACTCTCCAACAACGTTCCGGCGAACCTCACTACCATCGCTGGCGGCGGCGTGCTCGAGATTGGCGCCGACGGCGTTCCGTTGGTACTCGACATCCCTGATGAGATCGATGAAGACACTGGAGATGCACAGGGCAAGAACCGAATCCATCAGGAAGAGGCTAACATCATCCTCGACTTCAATGAGAAGGACCCATTCAGTGAAGGAGGCGTCTACTAATGTTTGGCTATGACTTCTACCACGAGTCGCTCAAGCGTTATGTCGTTGTGTTCGGCACGCTGTTCAATGACATCGTGGTTCACAAGCGCGATCCAAGTGCTAACAACGCTGTCATCAAGACGGTAAAGGTTCCGATCGCCTACGGTCCAGCCGAGAAGTTCCTCGTGCGCACCCAGAAGGACAAGGGTCTGAACAAGCCAGTCGCCATCGAACTACCGCGCATGGCGTTCGAGGTGACTGGTATGGCATACGCGGGCGACCGTAAGCTGCCAACGACGAACCGCTACACGGTTCCAGACCCGACCAATCCGTCGCGTTACAAGACGATCTGGCAGCCGGTTCCGTACGACATCAACATTCAGCTGAACATCATGGTCAAGAGCTATGACGACGGCTGCGCTATTCTCGAGCAAATCCTTCCGTTCTTCACCCCAGACTGGACGCCAAGCGTTCAGCTGATTGATGAGCTGGAAGTCAAGCACGACATTCCGTTCATTCTGGTCGGCGTCAGCAACAGCGACACCTACGAGAACAACTTCACGGAGCGTCGTCAACTGATCTGGACTCTAGACTTCGTCGTCAAGGGTTACTTCTTCGGTCCAACGACCAACAAGAAGGTCATTAAGGTCAGCAACACCAACCTGTACACTGACATCGCGGCTAACACGTCCGCCGTCAACATCACAGTCACTCCGGGTATGGATGCCAACGGCAACCCAACTACCAACCCGGACAACAGCGTTGATCCGCTGACGATTGAACCTGATGACAACTGGACGTATGCCGTAAAGATTGAGGACGCTGAATAATGAGCGAGCCAAAGGAAGTCATGAAGTCAATCAGCGAGGCGCTGAGCATGAAGCCACTGATCGTCGGTGAGCTGGTGGAAGACAAGCCAGCCACTGAGGAATCGACAGCGCTCATCCCAGTTGAGCCTGAGATGACTCAAGAAGAGAAGGAAGCCGAAGAGGACTTCGCCATCGCCCGCGAGAATGTCAAGGACGCGCTTGACAAGGGAGCTGAGGCGCTTTCCGGCATCCTCCGCATTGCCGAAGCTTCAGAGCACCCACGTGCCTACGAAGTGGCAGCCAACCTAATCAAGACGATCGTTGATTCCAACAAGAGCCTACTCGATCTCCACGAGCAGCGTCGCCAGCTGGCACCTGTTAAGGTCGAAGAGAAGAAGGCAACGGAAGCGGCGCCTATCACCAACAACAATGTGTTCGTGGGCACTACTGCGGAGCTACTTGCGCTGATCAAGCAGGGCAAGAACCCGTATGACAACGGGAATGTAATTGATGGCGGAACTACAACAGATTCTCGATGAGAACTTCAGCTTCAACGGCAACCCGCTGCTGAAGCCTGCATACGCGAAGCTTCAACTCAACGCTGAGCAGCTCGTCGAATACGCGAAGTGCGAGGCTGACCCTCTGTACTTCATTGAGAACTACGTCAAGATTATCTCGCTGGACCATGGTACGATTCCATTCAAGCCATGGGAATTCCAGAAGAACATGATTCGCACGATGGTGGACGAACGCTTCACTATCTGCAAGATGCCACGTCAGGTCGGAAAGACCACTACGACGGCAGCAATCATTCTGTGGCACGTCCTGTTCAAGGAAGAGTACACGGTGGCGCTGCTGGCTAACAAGATGGATCAGGCTCAGGAAATCATGGAGCGCATCCAGACGATGTACGAAAGCATCCCTATCTGGATGCAACAGGGCATCCTGATCTGGAACAAGCGTAACATCAAGCTCGAGAATGACTCCAAGATCATCGCAGCTGCTACCTCGTCCAGCGCTATCCGTGGTAAGTCCATCAACATGGTCTACCTCGATGAGTTCGCGCACATCGACCGCAACCTGCAGCTCAAGTTCTTCACCTCTACCTACCCGACGATCTCGTCTGGTCAGTCTACCAAGGTCATCATCACGTCAACGCCGAACGGCTTCGAGCTGTTTGCCAAGATGTGGATGGATGCGGTCAAGGAAGAAGGCGAGGCTGGCAAGAACAGCTACGTGCCTGTTTCCGTTCACTGGTCCGACATCCCAGGTCGCGATCAGAAGTGGAAGGAAGACACCATCAACAACACCTCGGCGGACCAGTTCCGTCAGGAATACGAGTGCGAGTTCATCGGTTCGGCGGACACCCTGCTGTCGCCTGATGTGCTGGCACGCCTCGGTTATGTACGCCCGATCCGAAAGAACAACACGATCTCCGTCTTCCACGAGCCAGTCGAGGGTCACAACTACGTCCTCGTGGCAGACGTGGCGCGCGGCGGCGGGGGCGACTTCAGCGCCTTCGTTGTGATCGACGTGACAAAGTTCCCATATACGGTGGTGGCTACATACAGGGATAACACAGTAACACCTGTCGT